GGATTTGATAACATAGGTTTCACTGACTAAAGGATTACCTGTACCAAAAGGATTAAGTTCTCCATTGGTAGTATTATTATCTATTCCTACAAAGTCGTATTGGTTTACTACTGCCATTAATCTAAAAAGAAGCTTCTAGCTTCTATCTCCTGTTTTAATTCTTCTTGAAAGGTAGTGTTTAATTTCTCTAATACAGCATCTAAATCTCTTACTAAAGAGTGTGCTACATCTGCTTGATATTCATCGCTTGCCCGGGTTAATGATTGAACTATCTTGGCCATTATCTTCTTCCTCCTGCATGTACATCTAACCTAAAAGTTCCCATTTTCCAATTAGAATCTACTGCAGTATTAGATATTTTTACTGCAACCGATCGTCCTCGAGCCCTGCAAGATTGATAGTTAGTAGCAGATGTAATAGTAAAAGGCCCTAATGTAGAGCTCGCTGCGGTTTGATTAGGAAAATTCCTTAAGTCTAATTCAACGATTGTATTTCCAGCTTGAGATACAAAGTCAGGTAAAAATCTACTAACTCTCATCACAAATTCTCCATCTCCTCTGAATGTAATTCCTTGTTTTTGATCTTGAGTAATATCAAAATCTCCTGAAAGAATATTAGCAGGTATAGCATAAGTCGTTCCACCTTTAATATAATTAACTCCTGTTTCATGTTCATAATAAATAGTAGTTCCGTCTGTATTACCGGTTACATCAAACGAGGTATCTGTGCCTGCATCATAAGAAGTTGCATGAGGTAAACCAAAGACAGCTGAATCTTGCCAAGTGCTTCTTGGAAATATAGAACTCGCATTGGTAAACCAAATAGGCCTAGATGGAGTTGAATCTAAATAACTATAGACTACACATCTATCTACAACGTTGGAAGTAGATGTTGGATAAAACCACATCACCTCCCCAAACAAGTTATTAATTCCACAATAGATAAATTGATTTGAAGTGTTGTTAATATCATCATAAACATAGTCTTCTACTAAGCAGTCCATTGATTCTAGTTTACCAGTAAATCTAAAGAAACCATTATCAGACATCCAATAAGCCGCACCATCAACTTCAACCGCTGCGTTCATTCCAATCAGTCCACAGTTAGTACCTACTTGTTCAAAAGCAAATGTAAAAGGAGTTCCAACAAATCTCATAGTAAATAATGAAGTATCGGTCCATACGTAAAGTGCATTTCTACCTAACTTCGCTCCCATGATCCGTGATCCGGCAGCCAGTCTTTGTGTACCAGCGGTATTAACTGCAGTAGGTTCCCAGTCAGTTATATCCTCTTGAGAAGAGAATCTGATAAACATATCATCTTGAGAAGACGTGTCTGCTATTGTTGTTTCTGTTCCAAATAAAACTAAGTGACGATCAGGAGTAGAGACTAACATGTCACGTGACGCTGTCGGTGCACCAGAAATAATCGTAGCTCTTGTAGAAGTAGCTGCTGCTAAATCTGAATCCCATTCAAAGACAGCTCCATTATGAATTAAAGCAATAAGAGTTGATCCTAAATTGTCCAAGGACCACAAACCAGGATCCGTTACTTTATCTGTATTAGCTGCAGGAGAACCCCATCCTGTAAAACTAGAAGCATTAGTAACTGCACTTAGAGAACTCCATGATTGTCTTGTAGAGTTTAAAACTCCTCTAGTAATACCCGTAATAGTACTTCCTGATACTCCTGTGTATGAAATTAATTCACTGCCAGCTATACTGCCAATGGTTCCAACAGTTATATAATTAGTTCCTGAAGAAGGCAGTCCTGTAGTACTTGTTAAAGTAATAGTGGTTCCTGATCCACCTGTTCCAAAAGCATTATCGCTTAGGGTGCCATTTAAAGTTGTTGTAATAGCTCCTAAAATATTACCACCAAATAGGGATATACCCCAACCATAAGCTCCCACCTGTTCCGCTGGTCCCACATGATAATAACGATAATAAGTTATGCCTCCAGAAGTGGTTGCCCCCGATCCTGTTTCGGCATCGTCCATAGTAATAGTGATGGTAGTAGAAGTGGGTGCAGTCGTTACCATGTACTTTTTATCTGCAAAATCTGCGGCTACATAGTTAGAATTAGTTATAGATGTAAAAGTACCCGTACCCCCAAATAAAATAATGTCTCCGGCTACAAAACCTGGAGCAACGCTAAATGTAATAGTAACCTCTGTCTGACCATTAGTCGTAGTAAATGCACTAGTGATAGCTGTGCCCGAGGGATTAACTAAAGGGTGAATGTCATAATAAACTCCACCTGTGTATGCGTATAAAATTCTATTGGTTCCAATCGCTGCATACTTAATAGAAGACTTATTAACCATATGATGCAACGCTCGCGCGGCACCTGTTAATTTACTTTCTCCTAATTGATTCCAGCCACCTACTTTTTCAGGTGTGCCATATCTAAAACGAACATTTTCTCCACCCGTCCATTGTGCTTCAGCTCCGGTAGATGTGATTTGTTTATTGAATCCTGGTAGAAAACCTATTTTTTGTAGCATATAAAATCCTGTTTATTATGTATTCCTTATTGGGGGAACACCTAACATTGGCCTTCTGTCGAACCTGTTCTTTTCAGCAAAAGGACCATTTACATGGTTATAGTGAAGAAACACTTGTCCGCAAGTATTTCCTTCAAAAGGTTCTCTCCAATGCTCTAACTCGCATCCACTGTATACTAACATGTCTCCTACTTCAAGTAAGACTTTAGTACCTTCGGGAGCATTGGGTTTATGTACATTCTTGTATTCATCAATAACATTATTGGTTCCAGTGCCATCTATAAATATAGGCCATGGGTCTCCTCCTAAATGAATAGTTGTGGAGATTTCACAGCTTGGTCTATCTTTATGTCGTTTTAATATGTCGCCCTTTTTATATATTCTAGCGTAAGAGTATGTCGGAATAAGACTTAATCCTGTTTCCTGCTGCATTACAGGGAGTACTTTCATTAATAAAGTCTCCATTACATGATCAGCATAGTGTGAATAAGTATTAGGTATTTGTTTATCTGTCCATGTACCTAACATACCATTGTCATAAATTAGATTATTATCGTACATAAATTTAACCGCATCTCTTTTAAGAAGAAAATAGTTAAAGATAAAGTTAGCTAGCTCGTAGCTAAGTGCACCTTTGATTACTTGATATTTATTAAAAGCCATGTTGTATAAAATTAAAACTTACTGATATTCTTAAATCATTTGATTGATTGGGTTCAACGGCATGCCACAACCAAGCAGGAAACATTATAATACGTCCTGGAATAGGGTCAAGGTTTGCATCTCTCCATAAATGTTTAGGGGGTTTACCTTCTTTTCTCACAGGCATTACTATTTGTACCCCTGCTCTCGGGTCATATATCTTAAGTCTTCCAGCTTGTGGATTAGATTTAACATAATATACACCTGAAAATAATGAATTAGGATGTAGATGAGGTTGGTTTGATCCTTCTTTAGGATTTATATTAGCCCACATATTACCAAGGACAGGTTCTCTATCTAGCCATTCTTCTTTAAATATTTCTTTACACATAGTTATTAATTCATCTACTAAAGGTTTGTATTCTGCTTTGGTGTGCATATCTGTTTGAGAATGCCACCCTTTGTAATTTGTTTTTTGTAATCCCTTGTCTTGATTGGACCAGTTGATAATATCTTGTGCTAGTTTATTATTATCTAACCTAACATCTTTACCAAAAACACTGGTTGGAAAAAATTCTTCTCTGATCATCTAAAAGGTTTTCCTCCAAACCAAACAACTAAAGACTGTCTTACCCCTCGTGTAACTTTATTGACTCTATGATTTAAGAAAGATGCAAAACAAATAGCATGGCCTTGTTTAAGGTTTGCATATTTACCTGGTGCCATGAGTTCAAGGCCACCTCCTTCAAATTCTTTAGGATCATTTAATAATAATGTCATTGATATTTTTCTAACCGGTGGTTCGTGTTGCATATTTACATCACAATCCATATGCCAGTCATAGAATCCTCCTTCAGGGTATTCTGTAAACTGTGCGTTCTCTGTGATTCGTATGTCGCCAAATCCAAAATGATTTTCATTAGCAGCTTGAATAAAATTATTAAGGTCTTGGTACATATGTCCCATTTCTTTAAATGGAATCCAGCCGATCGTGGTAATTCTTTTCTTCGTGTCCGTTCCACCACCAGGTTTATTCATACCAACTTGCGCTGTTTGTGGTTTTTGTGCTCTACCTGATGCAATAATCTGATTACATTGATCAGGTGTAAATAATGGAGTTGTTGTTTGTATAATCCAGCTTTTCCATTTTGGTTCTTTTATATGACTGTTTTCGTACATTAGTTTCTTCCTCTATTTCTTATTGGATCATACTCCACATCCATGTTTGCAGCCAGTGTTCTTCTGAACCCTGGTCCATTAAAGGGGTATACGCAGTGTCTCATATCATAAGGAAAGATATAAAAATCTCTTTCTTTTAATTCAGGTTGATAATCAACGGCTGCAAATTGTCCCGACGCTGAACCCAGTATCTGAAGTCTACCATTTTGTGGACTATCCTTCGATGAATATTCTACGCCAAAAGATTCTGGTAATTTTAAAATCATTACACTAGATAAACCAGTGAATCTCATTCCCTGGTGCACGTGCACTGGATTGTATTCATGTTCGAACATGGTGTTGACCCACATAGAATTTAAATGGAGTTGATATTCTTTAATTTTATTCCAGTTTAAATAATGTCTGAACATCTTTTCAAACCACTGTAATACATTATGAGGAAGTAAGTTATGTTGTTTCATTTTATTACTATCTTCACCGCCGAAGAATAAAGAGTGTTCTTTCTCTATTTTTCCTACGAGTTGCTTATTGGCAGCAGGTAAAGTTGGATACTTCGTTTCATAAATATGATTGATTATATTATAGATATCAAGAGGAACCTCATATCTTAAAACGGTTTGTCCTAAAGGGACTGCTTTAAAATTTAATGTGTCCATATTTATCCTTTAGTCTTTGTGGAATTTTTTCAATGTAAGGGTTATATTCTTTCTTAATTTCATTTCGTATAGTATGCATATTTTTTCCAACATTTCCATCATTATATCCCAGGCCATTAATATTGATTTGATCTAGATCAAAAAATTTATGTTGAAAGTAGGGGATATCTAAAAATTTATATACTTCTTTAATATAGTGTTCAGGACTACTAACTAAATCATCGTACTTCAAATAATAACACCGGTCTTTATAATTAAAGGAGTTTTGAATTGCTATTAATTCTTTGGCAACCGCCCCCTCAGTGTTCATAAGCATGCCTAACTTTTCGTCATCATTTTTACATCCAAATCTATTGGGAAATGCATCAGGGTTTTCAGTGTACCATTTTATATAAGAAGCCAGGACATCCATCACATCTCTAAGCAATACAATACATTTAAAAGGACGCTTAAAATGTTTCTGCATCAGTGCAAAATTATTTGCAGTCATCACAGGTCCTCGATCAATAATGTATTGTTGTGGCCAGTCTTTATAAAAAATATCATAAACAGAATCTAAAACATTGTCCAAAGATTTATGGTCAGGATAGTTTTCAAAGACGTCGGTTTGTTTAAGAAGGAAGAGATCTTTCATAATCTCTAAAGTAATAGAGTTGGCAGTGACAACCAATTCTTTATTCTGATTCATTAATGAGGCGAACAAGGTGTTTCCAGACCTTGGCATTCCCATTAAAAAGAATAGCTGTTTATTCTGATTTGGCTCCGAGGTCATGGGTTAATTGTTCTTTCTTGTTATAAATCATTTCTCCTGATTTTTTAACTCTTTCTATCGTTTGTAATTGTCCAAGTACATTAAAGACTTCCGGCTGACTTGATCCAGTTGTTAAAGTCTCTGCTTTGTTTTTCATAATTATTGCATAGGAATCTAATTGATGCCTATTAACATCTTTAGTATCAAAACTTCCATCGTCAAATTCTTTTTTTAAAGTAGACCAAAGTTTAATTTCTCTCATTCTATCACGGGCTACCAGTTGCATGTTAGCGACTGAATAAGTTTTCTCATCTATATCAATTTGAATAAGTTCTAATTTAATTGGATCTTTTTCAGTCTCTAATTTTTGTTTTAATTTTTTTAATTTAACTTCATTACGTCTTGCATCAAAAGATAATGACATTAAATTTTCTAGGAATACATTTTGTTCTCTGACACATTGCCAGTACTTAGAAGCCTTCGTTGGATATTTAGCGTCTTGAAGAACAGACATTCTCATTTCTGTTTCAGTTCTAAAGACTTGTTTTTTAGTCCAAGTATCTCTTAGCTCGCCTGTTAATTCTTTAAATTCTTTGACATCATTAGGGTCAAGCAAGTTATTAAGACTAGGTGCTTCTTTTACAATTAGTTCGTGGATATTTCTTTTTTCAGTCATTGTTTATTCCTTTCATTGAATAGGTTTAATATAACTATTTAAAGTTATAAGTCAAGTTAACTTGTAGTGATGCTTTCAGTTATTAAGGAAGCTGCTGTAAATTCTTCTACTGCAGTGTTGCTTGGATAGCTTGAACCAGCCAAAAGACCATTAGAACCAGCACCATCGCCACCGAAATTACCTCTAGCAGTTGCCATATTTGGTTGAGTTGCCCAAGATGTTCCATCATAATGTTCTGTGTAAGTCGTATTTGCCCATGAAGGAGGAAAATATCCACCAAATATATAAGCACTAGTAGCGCTTGCTCCGCCACTTCCTCCATAAAAATTAGGTCTATTCATACTATTTGGAGGTGCTGCTGTCCAAGAAGACCCGTCCCAACTATTTCCAGTATATGGAAATCCAGCAAATGCAAATAACGCTGTTTGAGTTCCTACCGTACCTACCCAATTGGCTGTAACTGGAAAAACTGTTTTTGAAGTCCAATTAGTTCCATCATAATTTTCGTGTGCATTTGAAATACCTGGGGTCGCGCCGGCTGCAGTATTTCCTCCCACTCCTACTGCTGCAGTTTGTGGTCCAGCTCCTGTTCCATAAAAAGCTCTTCCTGTATTTAAAGCATTAACACTTGACCAACTTGAACCATCTCCTTCCCAAGTTTCAGTATTTGTACCAGGTTGTGAATGTCCCATTGCTAAAACGGCTGTTGAAACAATTCCTCCTCTTCCCATGCTGTTGTGGGCAGCAGGAATACTTCCTGCTGATGCCCAAGTAGAACCATTATATGAGTAAGAAGTTGTAGGCCAAGCAGCAGGTGGACCTCCGGTATCACCGCCCCATTGTTGACCTGTTTCTTTTGTTCCTGCATAAGTTGATCCAGCTACGCCACTTGGTGCAGCTCCACCACTAGACCATGCTGCGACTTGAGTTATACCATCAACACGCAACTTACCTGTAGTACTATTATACCATACCTGCCCGCTTTCTGCTCCGGCAGGATCTGCTGATAAGTACTTAACTCTCAGTCCTCTAATTGTGTTGTAGCCAGCCATTATAAATTCCTTAAGGGAGTGTTATATCTGTTGGTCTACTTGCGTTTGGTGCTGCTTTTTCTTCGTCAGACAATGCATCCCATGCATCTTGTGAAGCTTTAACTTCAGCTGTAACAAGAGCTTGTGCCTCTGACTTAGTTTTTTCAACACCATTCTTTTCAGCTAACCAGTAAGCGCCTTTTTCATTGTTTCCAATAACCCAGACGTCTGCGGGAAAACCTCTAAGATGAAAAGCTCTTCTATCTTCGTTTGTGAAGAATCCTTTTCCAGTGTTTGTAGCAGTACCATATATAAATAGTGCCATAGTGTTTACTCCTTTGTTGTTATTATACTCTTAATTTTATTCATTATCAACTTGTTGTTAGTGTTTCAATATTAATTGCAGATGTTGCTGCTGTAAATTCTTCTGTTGCAGTTGTAAAAGGAGATTGTCCGCCTGCTATTAATCCTGATGATCCTGATGCCCCTGCTCCCGAACCACCATTTCTTCCGGTTGATAAAGATGGCGCCGTTGCCCAACTAGTTCCATCCCATTTCAAACAATCAACTTTGTTAGGGGATCCACCAGCGAACATCGCATCATTTGAATCAGTTCCAAAAGTCTGGTCCTTCGTGTTACCGCCTGCGGGAATATCTGTTAGTGTTGTCCAAGATGTTCCATTATATGATTCTGTTTTAACTATGGTACCAGGAACACCGCCTGCAGTTAATGCTGCAGTTTGAGGTCCTACTGCACCATCT